CTCTGTGTCCACGTTCATACAGTTGTTCTGCTTGCTGTACTGTTGATGCTCTTTCCCTTTTTATTTGTGATGTCTCCAGGAGATTTCCACCATCAAAAACAAATGTGTCTGCTTTTCTTACATCTAAAACATCAACAAGGGTTCGTCCAATCGTCCTGGTATAATCATCAGGTGTCAGCAGTTTATCGTTATCTTTAATAAATTTGTCCTGGGCTAGAATTGGTGTTGCAAACCCAGCATAAGGGAGAAAATATTTTGGCATGACTTTTTTAACTGCCTTGATCACATCTGATTTAACCTCTTTAAGCAACGTATCAACCACCTCTGCTTTATTATCAACTGTATCAAAACAGAGTGGATATGAGCTCGCACCACCGGCAAAACTTGAGGCAAACACTGTGCAGTAATCAGGATAATGATTATTATTAAGATCAATAGAGTCAACCTGAGTCAGAAATGAAAAATTCCCACAGGTAAAATAGAGCCCTGAGTCATCCCGGCCATCTCCTGATTGCATCACTTGCAAATAGATATTGCTGGGCCGGACCTTATGGCCGGATCCTCTGCATGGTTGATACACCTTGTTGAAGTCTAATGCATTAATGTGTTCAAACCCCTGAGATTGTAAAGGTCGGACCACACTTTCAGAGTTAAAATTAGGAACTGCAAACAACATATCCTTACGAATTTTTTTTAATGTATGCTCATTCAAGTGATCATTATGATTGTGTGAAATATAAATAAAATCGCAGCAGTCATTCACAATCTCATCCCAGTGTTCAGGTGGTGCAAAACTTGGAAACCAACTTTGAAAAGCAAAATTTTCAATCCAGGGGTCCGTCATAAACGTACACTCTTTTGACTCAAACAAGAGGCATGCATGTGACATAAAGGTCATTGTGATTTTACTGGTTCCAGCATGTGGTAGATAGGGTTTTTCTTTTGTGTTGTCTGAGACTTCAACTTCTATCATCACAGATGTGTCATCCTTCATCTATACCCTCTCTATATTTTTTTGGAACAATGGTCCTGGGATGGTTTGGTGGTGGTCCCCATTGGTTTTCAAACCAACGCTGAGATTTTTTCCACACATGCATTCTTGCTTGCCAGGCATCAATAGGTGAGCCATCAGACTGTTGGCTTGGCTTGCTGTACGAGTTTTCTTTTATTTTAATAAAATTGTTGATATTTAAAAACCAATCAAAATTGACCTTCCACCCTCGGTCATTATTTCCTAACAAAAAAGGACTGTTATTAATTTTTTCTACAACACGTTTAAATTCTTGTGATGTTTCACAACTCTCTAAAATATTTTTTAGTTTTTTTTCTCTGCTTGGTGTCAGAGACTCTGGAACAGGTAATTCTATTTTTTTAAAATATGTTTGAATAAAAGAAAAAAGATCCTCTATATCTTTCTTTGTGGTTGTGGTTGTGGTTGTGTAGGATTTAGCTAGAGGCTTAGTAGACTTTTGCTGTAGCGTTTGCTCTGGCTTTTTTCTAGCAGATGCTAAAGCTTTTGCCTTTCCACCTCTTCTCCCCGACTCTACTGCTTTTTTATATTTTGCCTGGGCAGTTTGCAGCTCGAGCTCTAAACGTGCATGATATAAAACCTCATTTTCTGCAATAAAAAATTTCTCAATGACCGGACGCATTGCAAGCCAGTCTTGCATTGTTGTTTTTGTGATTGCAGCTAACAAATCATTATCATCAACCAGAGGTTTTCGTGTGATCCAGTAATTGGCAGCCAATAGAAAATATGCTCCGTGCTGAACAGTTGACAGATGCATGGTGTCACCAAGCCAATCTGAAAAGTACATTGGCATCCAGGCCAATCTGCTGTTATGTCCTATAGCCATCTAACAACCGCTGCGACAAAACTCTGAATGCTAATTCTGCTGTTTGTGGACACACTCCATTACCTAAGATCCTCAATCGATCAGTGTGATTCATAGCTGGGTCCACCCCACTGGCAGACCCATGAGCTGCTCCACCCAGTTCGGATTGAGTTTCAAAGACACGCGGTTCTTCCCATTCGTATTGTGGTTCGTTGGGTCTTGATGGCCATTGGTGGGATCGTACTCTGCCCACTGCTTTTTGCTGCCCTTCCTGTCCTTCTGGAGCTTGTCTCTCTCTGGCTCCCCCCTGATTGCAGGATGATTGTTCAATCCCTTCTGCCCGAAGTTCGCTCTGCCACCTATCTTGTCTGCCTCCGCTACTGTGGGAGTCGGCCAACTCTCCAGAGTTTCTACTGCATCCCGAAGCTTGGCTCCGAACCATTGATCCGACTTGTGTCTCTTCGATCTGAAGCCCTGATCCGATAGCTCCGTTTCGATTGGACCTCCCTCCGCATCTGATGTCCGTGCTGTCGGCCAGTTCACTGTTATGTTGTTGACTTGTTCTGTGAGGCATCCCTCCACATACTTCCTGCCAATGCTCCTGCGATACGCCTCCCTTTTTTTCTTGCCTTGTGGTGTCCTGTCTATATCTGTTGTTGTCGGTGTCAGCCATTTTTTTTGTTGCTCCGAGGATAAAAACTCTTTTTCTCTGATGTGGTGCGCCAATTTCTGACGCTGAGAATACTCCTGCCGTTGCCCGATAACCCAGTTGTTCCAGGTCTTTGAGCACATAATGGAGAACGGACTCTCCTTCTTTTGTTTTTGTGCTGATGATTCCGAGAACATTCTCGAGAAAGATAACTGCTGGTTGGGATTGTTGGATCCCTTCGCTGATGTATGGATAAAGATGTCGTGGATCTTCGACTCCTTCTTGTTTTCCAGCATTTGAG